CTTTTCCGCGCCGCGCCGCTTTTTTGAAGTAGGGGTGTTAGAACTATTGTTCTATAAAATAATCATTGACAGAACTTACCTATATGTATTATCCTTCAACCACCATGAAAATTGAACTTCAGACAATTCATTGTAAACGATGTGGATGGAATTGGTCGCCCCGCACATCTGATGTGCGTAGATGCCCAAAATGTAAGAGTTTTTACTGGGATTTGGAACGAATTAAGGTTATAAAATTAACCAAAAAGGCGGTTGCGTAATCACATGAGCCATCCTTGGTATCACACAGCACAGTGGCGAGCGTTGCGGAAAATGCAGTTAGATGAATTCCCGTTGTGTGCATTTTGTCTTCATATTGGTCGTGAGGTTCCAGCTAACACGGTTGACCATAAAATCGAACATAAAGGTAATTGGGATTTATTCATTGATCGTAATAACCATCAAAGCCTATGCGCCTCTTGCCACTCAAAATTCAAGCAAATCCAAGAAAAAAGCGGCATTTTGTTTGGATGTGATATAAATGGGGTACCGATTGATTCAAATCATTTATGGAATAAGTAATAAGTGGAGGTAAATAATTATGAAAGGACGCAAGCCATTGCCATCGAAGGTAATAGATATTAAGGGTGCCAGGGGGTATCACCGGAAAGCCGCCGATAAGGAATCCGAGCCAAAACCGCCATCAAATATTCCCGATTGTCCCGAACACTTGTCGCCGGAAGCCAAAATAGAATGGGTACGAATGGCGGCAAATATGGAACCGTTAGGCATATTAACTAACCTCGATAAGGCAATTTTCGCTATGTATTGCGAGGCTTATGCTAATTGGGCTATGGCGACTAAGATAACACAGTCTGAGGGGATGGTCACTATTACCAACAAAGGATATCCAATCCAGAACCCTTATTTCTCCATTGCCAACAAAGCCAAGGAACAAATGTTAAAAGCTCTCGTTGAGATGGGGATGACACCGAGTAGCCGTAGTAGAATCAAAGTTGAAAAGCCAGCCGAAACGGAAAATGTCAAGGAGCGATTTTTCAAATGACCAAAGATCGTGCAACTAATTATGCTAATTTGGTTCTAAGTGGTGACATTATTGTCGGTTCTTATGTAGTTGGGGCTTGCAATCGTCACATTAATGATAGGCAGAAAGAGGTTGATGATTCCAATTACCCGTTCTATTACGATGAGCATGAAGCATCGGAAGGGATAGCGTTCTTTGAAGAGTGCTTGTGTCTAAACGGCGGGCAGTTTGAAGGTAAGCCATTCTTACTCCTCGATTGGCAAGCGTTTGTTATTGGCAATATATATGGTTGGAAACGCAAGGTTGATGACACTCGGCGGTTTAGGGTTGTTTATATAGAAACACCCAAGGGATCAGGAAAATCCCCACTCGCCGCTGGTGTTGGATTAAAAGGTTTGGTAGCTGACAACGAGCCACGTTCCGAAGTCTATGCCGCTGCTACTTACCAAGCACAGGCGATGGTTTTATTCCGTGATGCGGTAGCTTTCTACGACCAATCAGAACTATTAAAGAAACGGCTAACCGCGTCAGGAACAGGCGAGAAGCGGTGGAACCTATCATATCTTGCAACTGGCTCGTTCTTCAGGGTTATATCATCCGAGAAGAAAGGACAATCAGGCCCCCGTCCTCATGTGATATTGCTTGATGAAGTTCATGAACATAAAGATGGGACAATTATCGAAATGCTCCGGGCAGGGTTTAAGTTTCGTAGGCAGCCGTTATCTTTTATGATCACGAATCCACTCGCCTTGGATACGCCAGTTCCGACACCTATTGGATGGTCAACAATGGGTGACTTGCAGGTAGGTGATTATGTTTTTGATGACAATGGAAAGCCATGCAAAGTAAAAAATGTATCTAATATTGTTACAGATAGCCAATGTTATAAGATTATTTTTAATGATGGGTCGGCAATTATTGCTAATGCAGCGCATCTTTGGGAAACAACAATAAAACAATCTTATGGTTCACATGAAGCACATGCTAAAAGCATGGAAACGAATGGGTGTCGAAATAAAGAACGACGGGAGAAAGGTGAAGATAATTATTTAATAAAGTGTCAATGTGGGTGTGGTGACAGTTTAGAAATTTATGATTCAGCCGGTCGCCCCCGTTATTATGTATCTGGACACAATAGTAAAAAGAGTATTAAAACTAAAATTAGGTCAACACAGGAAATAAAAGATACACTGCATCATCATGGCGTTAATGGATTAAACCATGAAGTTAAGTTATCCTTGCCGTTGCAATTACCGGAAGCAGAATTACCTATACCCCCTTATGTTTTGGGTTGTTGGCTTGGTGATGGAAATTCAAAAGATTCTGCTATTGTTGTTGCAGATCAGGATTATGAAATATTAGAGCAAATTAAGAAAGAAGGCGTTACTGTTGGAAACCGTAGATCAATTTTATCGTCTGGCCCGAATCTTGGTCTTTATGGTTTAGGTATAACTGGAACATATAGGCGTGATTCTCTCCATTCGATTCTTAGACAACAAGGTATATTAGGAAACAAACACATTCCGCAATCATATTTACGTGCATCTTTTAATCAAAGATTATCATTGTTACAAGGATTGATGGACACGGATGGAAGTATTGTGCCGTGGTCAGGCAAATGCGTTTTCACTCAGAATAAACTTGGTTTAATAAATCAAGTTGCAGAACTTATTCATAGTCTTGGGATGAAGTGTGCCGTAAAGCACAGTGTATCAAATTTAAATGGTAAGCTATTTGATAGATGGGATGTTCACTTTTGGCCTCCTTGGGATATAAGCGTCTTTAGATAAAACAGAAAGAGCCAATACCATTATGCTCGACATTCACGGAAACGATCATCTGGAAGCCGTTGGATTCGTGAAGTTGTCCCCATAGAATCAGTGCCGGTAAAGTGTATCGAAGTAGATGCCGAATCTCATCTATTTTTAGTTGGGAAATCAATGATTCCAACTCACAACTCAGGGCACGATAAAACATCTGTGTGCTGGGAATATCACGATATCGGCATTAAGATAGCGTGTGAACAGATAGTCAATGATGAATTTTTCGCTTATATTTGCAGTTTAGATGAAGAGGACATTAAAGACGACAAATATCTAACTGACGAATCGTTATGGCAAAAGGTAAATCCATCTCTCCATGCTGGTCTCCCCGGTTATGACTATATTCGTAGCCAGGTTGTTGAAGCCAAAGGAATGCCGTCCAAGATGTCTACAGTGAAACGCCTATGCTTCTGCCAGTGGGTAGAATCCGAGAACCCTGCTATATCTCCTGAAGTTTGGCGAGCGTGTATGGATAAGGATTACGATGATAGCATTCTTATTGACCGTAAATGTTGGGGTGGCTTGGATTTGTCAGCAGTAAACGATTTAACCTCATTCGCGTTGGTGTTTGAGCCATCTATTGATGACCCCTTCTGGCGGCTCAAGGTGTGGTTTTGGGTGCCTGGTGTTGGATTGGTGAAAAAGGAAGAAGCAGATCACGTTCCCTACATAGCATGGAGAGACGCAAATTACATCACCGCTATTAACCGCGCATCTATTGAATATGAATTTGTAATTTCAGATATTAATTCTATATGTAATACATATAACGTACAGAAAATTGCATTCGACCGATGGAACATCAAGACATTCAAGAAAGATTTGTTAAGGATGGGGGTTAATCTACCAGAAATTGAAGAGTTTGGGCAAGGGTTCAAGTCAATGTCGCCAGCGATAAAGGTATTTGAAAAGAAATTACTTGATGCTACTATCCGACATGATGGCAATCCATGCTTAACTTGGAATGCTGCTAATGTGGTAGCCGATGAAGATGAGGCGGATAACAAGAAATATGTCAAGCCTCATTCCGGTGGCAGGATAGATGGAATAATAGCAGCGGTGATGGCTTGTGGGCTATTGGAAGAAGGAATGGAAATGTCTGGGTTCACAGGTAGGACAGCGGAAGAAATGATGGCTGAAATGGCGATAGGAAGGTTGTAATATTAACAATTTAACCAAAAAGGAGAATTTTACATGGGAGAATCAATGCGACGCAACAATTTAAGCCCGTTTCCGAATCAGCATCATGCACCACAACCTCAGCAAATTAACGTTGACATTAAAGATGCTACACCGAAACTATGTTCATGTGGCTGTAAGTTTTTCATTCCGGCTATCATGTGCTATACTGTATCGGCGTTGCTATCTCCTACCGGCCAGGAACTATTAGCCCAGCAGCCGGTTCTGGTGTGTCTGGAGTGTAAATTACCGATAGAAATGGGTAAATAGGCTAAAATAACTATAATAATCACCCAAAAGGAGAGTAAAATGTCCATAAAATCCTCAGTATCCATTGTTACCGATGAGGTTGTGATAGCACCAACCATGACCGACCTTCCCACCAAGAACCTTCTTCGTGTATCCG